GGTTAATCGACCTAGAGAGAAAAAACCCATTTCGTTTTTCGAGCCACTTTGACACATGCAACTAACAACGACCAAAATCGCCGAGCTCTCGCTCGACCCAAGCAACGTCCGCAAACACTCGCGCCGAAACCTTGACGCGATCAAGGCGAGCCTGCGCAAATTCGGGCAGCAAAAGCCGATCGTGGTGGACGCGAAAGGGATCGTCCTTGCCGGCAACGGCACGCTAACCGCGGCGCAGGAACTTGGCTGGACCGAAATCCAGATCGTGCGCACCGAACTGGCGGGCGTCGAGGCGACGGCGTTTGCCATCGCGGACAACCGGACGGCGGAGCTGGCGGAGTGGGAAGAGGACAAGCTCTCGCAGGTGTTGCAATCGCTCAAGGTCGAGGACGCGGATTTACTCGCGGCAACCGGCTACGATGCGGCCGAGGTAGACAAGATGAGCAAGGCGGAAGTGAGCGAGGACGAGGTGCCGGAACCGCCGGCCGAACCGATCACGAAGGCGGGCGACTTGTGGATTCTCGGCGAGCATCGGGTGTTGTGCGGTGACTCGACGAAGGCGGAGGACGTGGGGCGTCTTATGGCTGGAGCAAAAGCGGATTCGATTGTGACTGACCCGCCCTATGGAATCGGATCGTTGATGCATGGAGGAACGTGGGCGACGAAGCAGGACGAGCAGTTTTCGATGATGCGTGAGTGGGACGCGACGACCTCGCAGAAATTTTTTGACATGATTGAGCAAGCCTCTGTTCCAAGCGTCGTATGGGGAGGAAACTATTTCTCAACTCCTCCTTCAAGGTGTTGGCTCGCGTGGGACAAGCCAGAGTTTCCAACCATGTCTTCCGTCGAACTTGCATGGACTAACATGGATAAGAACGCAAAAAGGATTGAATGTCCTAGAGCTCACCAAGTAGATGGAGCAAAAGAGCACGCAACGCAAAAGCCGGTTCGTGTAATGGCTTGGTCACTTGAGTTTGTTCCTGACGGATTGGTCTACGACCCATTCCTCGGTTCCGGCACCACCCTCATCGCCGCCGAACAACTCGGCCGCAAGTGCTACGGCATGGAAATCTCGCCGGCCTACTGCGACGTAATCGTGCGGCGATGGGAAAACCTCACCGGCAAAAAGGCCGTGCTCGAAAAGCCAACGACATGACCGAGCCCGAGCAAAGCCCGAGCGAAATCCTCGCGCGCCGCAACGTCCAAAACATCGCGGTCAAGCTCAAGGCCGGCAAGACGCTGACGACCTCGGAGCGCAAGGCGCTGAACGAGTTCCAATCTGAGCAGACGGGCGGCTGGGTCAAAGACCTGAGCGCGCTGGCGAAGGAGCTGGGGATGTCTCGGCAGGGAATTTACGACGTCCGCAACCGCTTCCCTGACGCACCGAAGAAACACGAGGACGGCAAGCGCGAGAACCTGACGGCGTGGCAAGCGTTCTGCGCCGAGCACTTGATCGGCAGGGACACGGCGACAAAGAACCTCGCCGACCTCAAAGCCGAACTCATGCGCGAGCAGATCCGCCTCGCCCGGTCCAAGAACGAGCGCGAGGCCGGCGACGTGATTGACCGGGAGGTGGTCGAAGCGATGCTGGTCACGCTCGGCCAAAAGCTGGACCTGCTGCTGCGGCTCAAGCTGACGATTGAACTCGGACCGCGTGGCGTCGGCATGAACGCGGCGGAGCTTAACGTGGAAGGCGGCGCGATCTTGTCCGAAATCCGCGAGGTCGTGAACGCGAACATCGCGACGTTCGAGGCCGAGGCGCTGGACAGGTCGAGGGCGTGAAGCGATTGCAAGGACTTTCAATGAAAACAAAATCTTTTGAGGCGGTTGTAAACTTTCGCCATGTAGGCGATCAATCATGCCATAATTGTAGGTTTTTTTCTCGCAAGGCTGGAGCCTGCAAATTTTCTGGAGTTAGTTGGGACAAATCTCAACTTCCCGACGCACCTAAGGAATTTGTATGCGACTCGTGGAACTGGATGCCATTTACAAAAAAGGATGGGTGGAAGTTTTTTGTATAGCAAAATTGAACGCCTCCGGCACCCTCCTCACCAAACTGCGCCTCCCGCAGCCCGACCGCTCGCCGATCTACGAGTGGGCGCGGAAGCACATCATTCTGCCAGAAAGCTACGCCACGCCGGGCCCCTTCAACGTCAAGATTTCGCCGTGGCTCATCCCGATCTTCGACGCGCTCCAAAACCCGCTCGTCCGCCGCGTTCACTTCCGCAAGGCCGTGCAGATCGGCGGCACGCTCGTCGCCGACATCTGGGTGCCGTGGCTGATTTGCAACGACGCCGGACCGATCTCGTGGACGATGCAGACCGACGAGATGATCGATAGGCATGCAAAGTCACGGCTGAACCCGATCTTCGAGAGCTGCAAGCCGGTCGCCGCGATGCTTCCGCGAGTCGGGCCACACCGGACGACCACGGAAATTTACTTCGGCGGCTTCTTCTTTCTGCTCAACCCGGCCAACCTTTCGAGCCAGCAATCGCAGTCCATCAGATATAAAATAAATGACGAGATTTGGCTGCCGAAATGGCAGGAGGTGTATGGTCACGCCGTCGCCCGCGTCTCGCGCTTTGAGGAAGTCGGGCGCTCGAAGATTTACAACACGTCGCAGGCTCCGATCATGGACCTCGAAACCGGCAACGTGGAGGACACGAGCTTCCGCCAGGGCACCCAGCAAGAGTGGAGCACCGAGTGTCCGGCGTGCCACAAGGTGCACCCGCTCGCGTTTGCCTTGGACAAGAACGAGGAGACCGGGCTTCGCGGCGGCGTCGTTTGGGACGCAGCGGCGAAGCGCGATGACGAGACGTGGGACGTTGCGCGGGCGGTCGAGTCGTGCCGCTTCCGTTGCCCACATTGCGGCCACGAGTCGCCGGACACCGACACGACGCGGACCGGCTGGAAGCGGGCCGGGCGGTTCGTTCCGCTGAACCCGGCAGCGCCGGCCGAGATTCAGAGCTTCCGCGTCGAGTCGCTCGTGAGTCGGCCGATGCGGCTACTGGTCGAAGAATTCTGCGAGGCGGACAATCATTTCGTGCGCCAAGGTGACGACAAGATGAAGATCGAATTTAAGACCAAGCGCGAGGCGAGGCCGTGGATCGTCGAGAAGAAGGTGGTCAACCTATTCGTGCAGGCGAGCGACTACACCGTTGCGCAGTTCTCCAACGGCGAGGCGATTGACGGCGAGGTGATTCGCTTCATGGCCGTGGACAGGCAGCAGGACCATTGGTGGGTCGAGATCGGCGCTTTTAGCTCGGCGACCGGTCCGACCTACCGGCAGCTCTATTTCGGGCGCATCGAGACGCGGGACCAACTCCGGCAGTTGCAGCACCGTTACAAGGTGCAGGACGCGTGCGTCGCTCAGGATCGCGGCTACCGGCCGGCCGACGTTGACCGAGATTGCGCCGACTTTGGCTGGCGCGGGATGCGCGGATACGCTCGAAAAACTTGGACGATGCGCGACGAGGCGACCGACAAGCTGATCAACTTCCCGTTTTCGGAACCGCGAGTGAGCGACTACCGGGGCGGCGACGTGTTCTACTACGACTGGAGCGGCGACTATTTCAAGGACCTGCTCGCGAACGCGCTGGAGGCCAAGGGCGATTTGAAATGGTTGCTGCCGAAGGACGTGAATCCGCTTTACCTCGAACACCTCAAAGGCGAGTCCAAGGTGGAGATTCGGACGGGAATCTGGGAGTGGCGCGAGGTGAAGAGCAACGCGCCGAATCACGGGCTGGACACCTCGGCGATGCTGCTCTGCATGGCGACGATTGCGAACGTGATTCGCTACGCGCCGCCCAAGGACTAGGGCCGGTTTGACGTTTCGAGCCTTGGTATGCTCGACAACCCATTTCTCGGACTGGACACCGCGACACTTACCGCGCTCAAGACCAAGACGATTGACGCGATTCAGGCCGTTCTCCTGAACCAAAGTTACAGCCTCAACGGGAAAAGCGTGAGCCGGGCGGACCTGAACGCGCTGAACAACATGCTTGGGAACTTACAGGACGCATTGACCGACGCGGCCGGAGCGTCAACGGATCAGACATTCGTCAGCTTCACCGGCAACTAATCACACA